TCCAACCCTTGTGCCGTCACTTAACTCCCATGCCATGTAGTTACCTACATCTACAGCATTCTGGCGCATGGTAAGAATTTGGTGCGCCCCTGTTAGAGTACCGCCTGTTAAAGGTAGATAGTTAGCAACGTGAGAGTCTATCTGAGCATCAACGTAGTCTTTACGGGTCAAATCTCCCGCTGCTACGGGTGCTATGCCTACTATCTGACCTAACATAGTTCCACCAGTAAGGAGTAGATACTCACCTACTTGAGGTCTGATAGAAGCAAAGCCTGAACCGTCAATATCATCTAACCATAAGATACGGTCTTGTTCTTGATGACTGGTAATAGGGGTCAGACCATCTGGGTAATTAGGTAACGGTGTAGTACCTGCTACCGAAACTATCCAGTAGTTACCATGGGTCTTAGGTATTGCTACTAAGTCAGGGTCATTAGCTAAAGCATCCCATACGCCTTTTAATACTATTGCTCCTGCTAAGAAGGAAATATTATCATAAGCATTAATGAGTGCTGCTTGAACCTGAATAGCATCCCAGGCAGGTGTTAAGGCATTATCATAATCGACTTGGTCGGCATCATAATCAGAGCTTTCCGCTAGGATTGCTCCAGTCCTACCAAAGACACTATCAACAGGAACTCCGATATTAGATATCGCAGTATCAACATACCCCTTATTAGTTAAATCTTCATCTTCAACAGGAGCATGAGTGGTAGTCGGAGCAGTCGTAACGAACGACTTCAAACCCTCTATAGCAGTGTCTCCTGCTATCGGTACATAGTTGCTAAGGTCATCACCCTTAGCGAGTTGCGCCCAAGCAGACCAGATAGAATTGAACCTAGTCCGTATGTAAAAGTCGGAGTGCTCAGTACCAATATAGAGCTGAGTAAGCTGGGTGTCAGTATAGTTATTAACTATTAGAACACCGTTACCAGAAACAGGCTTATCCGTAGCAGTAGAGTTAATTGAGTAAAAACCGTTCCTTCTTAGATCACCTACGACAATAGCCAAAGGCTGAGGAGAACTCTTACCAATATTACCAGCATTGGCATTCTCTAGAATTGGCCACCCGAAGTCGATAGCTTCTTGAGCAGTATCTGGATCAGGTTCAATGTCAGGAAAAGATATATTATAGTTAACAGGATCAAAGATAACATTATCAGCAGGAATAGTATCTGATACAGGTATCTTTATGAATCCGATATTAGGAGCATCGTTAATATACAATGCTCTCTCACCAGTCATCCAATCACCGATATCACCTCCGCCTACTCCAGGCAGTAAGGTAGCACCAGGAACGCCTACATACCAGTAGTCACCATGCACTTTAGGAATGGTTAACAGGTCTGGGTCATTAAGAGTAGCGTTCCATAACCCCTGAAGATTAACTCCAGAAGCTACATATTGTATTAAATCTTCTAGCTGCTCTAAGCTACCTTGGACGTTAGTAGCAGTAATGAAATCAAAACCTGCGGTATTAGCATCGACCTGTACGGCATCGTAATCACTATTTTCCGCCTCTACTACTCCCACTCTTCCAAATACGGAATCAACAGGGTAATCAATAGCAGTTATTATTTCATCGATAGCTGCTTGGACATTAGTCGCGGAAAGCCCACTAACAGAATTATCGTAGCCTACTTCAACAGCCATAACATCAGTTAGGAATTGATCGAAAGCTCGCTTGTTGAAAGTAGAGAATACCAGAGCTTCGCCTGATAACTGGATAGGCAAAGGGTTTACATCATTGTAAACTCCATTCTCGATAGTAGCACTTATATCGCCACGAATTAGAAACTGACCAGATATAGTACATATTCCAGATTCCCTATTGTCTCCATCGACAATAGCGTACCAGAATTCAGTGATACCAATACTGCTAAATGAAGTGTACCCTGGAAGTGGACCCCCAAGGGTTACTGCTCCATCACCTACAGTAAAGGTATTTTCACCTACCCAGTTTCCTACTCCTGCCACTAGCCAACCCTCACTTCCATAGGAGAACCTGACCATCTTTCAACACGGTCAGACATCTCTAATTCACCGATAGAGCGAGTCATTTTAGAATCCCACCCTTGAGCAACTTCATAGTTCTTAACAAAAGATTCTATCTCAGAAATAATACCTGATAGATAGATATCTGGGTGTCCATCAGATAGCCAATTAAGAGGCTGTGCTTCAGTTATATGAGGCACTTTCTGATAGTACACTATTTCCAAAGTGTAACCTGCGTCTTGCTTAGGAAATATTTGAATTTGGTCAGCGATTACAGTGTAATAAAACTTACCACCGAAAGGCTTATTTCTCATCCAGTTAAACTGCTGAGGATTCATATACGAGAAGGTATACGTTTTGTGATCAACGGTAGGTAGATCACTATTCATCTGTATATCTCTCATCCCTGCGTAATCTAACGGTAGCGAGTAATACTCGGTATCGTCTATAGTAGGGGTATAGACTCTTGCAGTCTGTTCGCGGGTCTTTAGAACCCTATTAATTCTCGACTCAGCCATAGTTATAAATACGTCTAAGTTGCTAGCAACCTCATCATCGTATCTATCAGCGTATGCTTGAGCTGCATCTACTAGTTCTGTATAGTTCATAGCTTTCCTGGCCTCACGAGAAGTTTAGAATTGTCAGGATTGTTCAGTATAGCCCTTCGCTCTTTATCAGAAGAGTTAAACCAATCAAACCCATCCTCACGCAACCATTTCTCAACAATTGCGAATGGAATACGAGCGACATGATGCACACCGTTGCTGTCTGAATAAGATGGTTTCTTGCTCGTATGAGCGTTCTTCATCACCTTATTCATAGCTAGGGTGTGCTCCACATCTTGTAACCTGCGGAGGGTAATAGTGCCTTCGTGCTCGTTGTACCAAGTTTCCTCAGTAATACCCAATATTGGGTCGTAGTCACTTTTTAACAATTTATCCGCCACAGGTTACTCCTTACTATGATGTTTCTAAAGCACCAACTTGTACATGACCAAGAGGGTTACATACTTCAAGAGTACATTCCCAAACAATCTCCTTACGAGTTGAATCACCAGTAACCGCTAGGTCTTTGGTAGATACACCACGAAGGTCACAAGTCTTAACGTACTCAGGATCAATAAGGAACATTGAAGTAGGATCACTATAACGGTCAGGTGTGACTGTTACAGTATGGAAGTCACCATCGTAAACATTGATGGAAGCTACCAATTTCTTATCTTCAGTAGTTACATATCGAGTCGCAGAGCCAGTAAAGGTCGAGATTTGACCTCGAACGTGTGCTCCAACAATACCGAGAATGTTCTCATTTCCGCCTGAGTTCAACCATAAGGTTTCCAGTGCGGCTTTAAGAATATCTTCATCGATTGCTCGTGCTGTACCAGGAGTAGCAACGTCAACACCATTACCAGTTGGTGGTACGAAAGTTAAACCACCTTGGTAAGTCTCGGCAGTCATATAGGTTTCAAAAGAACCAATCTCACGAGGAGTTGAGTCATCACCTGCTACTTTAGCATTAGCAATACCAATGAAGGCACGTTCAGCATCACGCTTAATTTCCTTCAGTCGTCTAGCTACCTGATAAGCCATCTCAGACTTGATACCACCACCTTTTAGAACCTTCTCCTGAGTTCCAGTAACTACAGCATGTTTCTTAAAGATTTGCGTATAGTTGCTTAAACGAATACGAGGATTCGGATCAGTCGGGGTAGCGTCATCACCTTCGATGTGAGCGTTATCACCTGCTGGAGTTAATTCATCAGTCAACCAATCGTGAGCAGTAGCTGTTGCTTTGCCCTTCTTAGTTGCTGTAATGAATGGTGTTTCGGTTGGTGAAACATCATACAATACGTCTGACAAGTCTTCACGGTTACCACCCGTTGCTATCGGTTCGTCATATGAGCTATGTGCTCCTACTGCTTGTGTCATTGTAAATTACCTCTACATTCTGTCGATTAATAAATTTGCTACATCCTGTGTAGAGCCAGTTGCCTTAACCGCTGCCCGTTTGGCTTTCACCTTTCGAGCTTTAGCTAATTGATTAGCCTTCACTTTGGTAGCGTTAGATTTCTGGAATTTAGGGACAACAACATTCTTCTTGCCTTCTGCCGCTTTCGTGCCAGCTCTAAACTTATGGGCATCTTGGATAAGCCCTATCAAACGGTGGTCAGTTACCAACTTAGTATCTTCATCTGTGAATCCGTACTCTGCTTTCACAAAGTCTTTTAGGACTCCCATATCTTTTGATAGCACTTCATTGTCAACCCAAGTAGGGTTAGCCATAATCATCTTTTCAGACTCTGCGGCTAGATGTGCGTTCATAGACTGTGCCTGATTAGCTTTGAACTCTTCCGAGATTCTCTGCTTCTCTTGATCACCAAGGGCTTTAACCTTTTGGATCTTTTGAGCACGTTCCGAATACTCTTGTCTAAGTGCAGCCCATTCAGAAGGGCTTTCTACTCGCAGTCTATCCCAGTCAATATTTTGGTATTCACTGACAATTTCATGCTCGATAAACTTAGACATAGCATCAATACCTGATACACGTTCTTTAAGTTCTTCAGCAACTTTAGTACGTTGTTCCTGAAACTCCTTGCGCTCAGTTTCGAGTGCAATAGACTTGTTGTTAACATGGCCTTGTAGTTGAAAAGACTTCGCAAGTTCCTTAATGGAAACAGGCTTTTCCTCACCATCTATTGTAGAATTATAAAGCCAATTCCCGTCATCGTCTTGCACGAGTTTCTCTTCATCAATTCCTAAATAGTCAGCTAGAGTCAAATCTTCATCCTCAGCTATGTTATCTAAGTCCTCAGAACCTTCATCATCGTCAGAATCAGTGTCGTCACCTTCTGGTAGATTTTCATCGCCTTCAGCTACTACGTCATCATCACCTTCTTTGGGTTCAGCTCCCGAATCAAATAATCTTGATTCGATATCATCAGATATGTCTTGCATCGACTTCTCAGCAGGTGCTGATTCGAGGGTAGCAGTTTCATCACTCATGGGTGTTCTCCTTATCTTCTAATTGTTTTCTGGCTAAGCTGCCAGTGTTTATCATGCTATCGAAATGATCTTTAACCATAGCTAATACGTTAGCTTGTAGTTTAATAGTGAGTATGTCTTTCTCATTTACGATACTTGAATCTTTAAATGCTTCAAATAGTTCAGCCTCTTTATCATTGAAAACAGGTGCTACATACTGGTCC